TATCTGGAATTAACCACATACTTTCATCTTCACAGCAATAAAAAAAAAGCAAGCAATCATTATTATTATTATTCATATGAAAACTATATGTTAAATGTCTCGCATTTGTAGTTTTAACTTGAATGCCAACCCATTTATTCTCAATAACATTGATTGGTCTAAAAATTAAATCAACATTGCAACCATCAAAAGATTTTATTATTTCAAAATCAGTATGAATAAATTCACACAAAAATATTATACATGCGTGTTCTTGTTCAATATTGCATGTTTTTGACATTTCATTATTTTGCATTTTTATTTTTTTATTATTTCCAATTTCTTTTTTTTTACAACTAGGACATATAACTCCAGTTCCCCGAGACTTAAATGAGTTATAAAATACGGTATGCGTATGTCCGCACGATGCAATGTAATTTAATTTGTACATAGTTTTTTTGGCCAATTTTAATATTTCGTGATACTCATCTTTCGAGTTTAATAATTTACAATTTCTTTTATTAAATTCTTCCACAACATTTTCATAAACGTTTGCCATTGTCATTACGTTGACTGTTATCTTTAACTGCTTTTACTATAAGTAATATTTAACTTATCACCAAGTTAAATATTGAATTGGGCGAAGCCCAAAGCCGAATATCGCTCTGTATAGGGTTCGAACCTACGACCTTTTGCTTAACAGGCAAACGCTCTTCCTACTGAGCTAACAGAGCTTGAATGGATACTTTTGTATACTTATTTATAAGTCATTTCTTTAAATGCTTTCATCCATTAATAATATTGTTGCCTTTTCTAAGATTCTTTATTCGCTGAATCCGTTGTTTCAATTGTTTCATTTCTTGCAATAACGAAGTGGTAATGGCATTCCATTGAATTCCTTCTGGCTGGTTTGATTCATCTAAATAAGCAAACCCCTTATTATGTTGAAACACTTCTTCGGCAATCATTCCGATATCAGACTCTCCATTTATTTTATATTTAAATTTCCTCGGTTCCAGATGGTACACTGACTCTGAACTAACATAATCATGAATATCATACTTGAATCGCTGGGAAGACCCGTTATAAAATATTTCGTTTGTCCCGGTATCCCAACTGAGTAAGTTGGTTCCTAGCTTAGGTCCCGCAATAGGACGCACAAATAATCCATTGTTAGTTGGAACTAAACTATTACTTCCATCTGCATTTATCGCAACACAAAGATAATTAGAAGATTGGACATTTTCACCTAACATAATACTATACGTCGATTGGTCCGCCTGGCCCGCATTTGTTCCAATGGCTACCGCATTGCTTTTTTGACCATAAATTCCCGCATTGATACCAATGGCAATTGCATAAGTCCCTTGACTTATCCGTCCCGCGTTAAGTCCAATGGCAATTGCCATCGTTTTTTGACTAATCTGACCAGAATAAGCACCAATAGCAACAGAATCTGTCCATTGATTACTCTGACCCGAATTGAACCCAACTGCAACTCCTTTTTGGTTTAAACCTCCCGCACTAGTTCCAATTGCAATAGCGGCGGTAAATTGATTGATATTGCCAGATGCGGAACCAATCGCAATCGCCAAAGTATCTTGATTGACCAATCCAGTAAGACTACCAATTCCTACCGATGTTTTTTCAAACTTATTTAAGTCATCATATGTTTGGTCTGTGGAGGTATGACTAACACCTAACAAAATACGAGTTGAAAATATTTTCCAATCTTTTGTTATATCACTATATACAAAATAATCTCCGTAGCGAGAACCTCTTGGAATATTGGATGAATTTCCGCCCGTTGGTAATGGAACTGATAATAATACTAGTGGACATCGACCAGCCATATGTTATATAGTTATTTTATTCTTATATATAAAATGGAAAAAATGATTTGTCCTCTATCCTACACTAATTTTAAGAATTACATGATGAATACTAACAATATTTTTACAGAAGAAGATATAATTCTGTTATATAATGCAAATGAAAGCCTAAAAAAAGAACGACATATTGGTGCAAATGGCGAAATGGATCCTACTGGTGCAAATGGTGGCAATTTACAACATGGTAAAACAAACTGTTTAACTCTTCATAATATTTATAAATATTCACTTGGTGTTTTATTATCTATTGGCGGGATTTATTGTGGAATTTTTAAACGGTCTGAGGTAGCCAATACAATTCTAACATTTATAGAAATGTGTAGAACGGCATTCACAGAAGAACATTTTAAACATATTTGGGATATTGTTGGAAAAACTCAATTAGGATTTGGTTTTATGGAAAGGGTCACTAAATATATTTTAGAGGTGTTTAAGAAACCCGAAGAAGGTATAACCATGACATGGATGAAAAATCTGTTTGAGTTATTATGTGAAGTGGAGGATGACAAACCAGTTGAAAATATTGAACAAAAACTCAAAGATATTGTCATTCAAGCATCAAATGAAATATTCCCAGAGTTACAACAACAACAACAACAACAACAACAACAACCAAGAACTGAAAATATTGTTTATGATGGAAAAATAATCACTATTCAAATGGGAGATGCGATGATAACAATATCACCTAACATTTTTAAATCACGTAATAGCCGAAATTCATCTTCTTTTGTGACACCAACTTCTCCAAAAAATATGGGATTCGGAAGAACGAAAAAAACCAAAACGAAAAAAACAAAAACCAAAAAGAAGAAAACATAGTCATCTATTTATTAATATGTCTTTAAACAATGCCCTTTTCAAGGTCATCTATTTAATATGTCTTTAAACAATGCCCTTTTCAAGGTCATCTATTTAATATGTCTTTAAACAATGCCCTTTTCAAGGTCATCTATTTATTAATATGTCTTTAAACAATGCCCTTTTCAAGGTCATCTAATTCTCTTTTTAATTTCTTCATTTCCGCCACTAAATACGTCGTTATCACATTCCACTGTATTCCCTCCGGGGTTTGGTCTTTATCTAAATAAGCAAAAGATGGGTCGCATTCAAAGGCTTCTTCTGCAATCAACCCAATATCTGGCTCATCTGATAATTTATATTTGAACTCTCTGGGCTGAAGATTGTATACTACCGACGTATCTTTCGACAAAGGAGCAATATCATACTTGTATCGTTCTGAAGACCCGTTATAATATATTTCTCCCGTTGTCGTATCATAACTCAATACATTCGAACTACTTCGAGGTCCATTGATTGGTCTAACAAAAAATCCAGAGTTTAATGATGCATCCAATGCAAGTGAGCTGGCATTTAAAATAATACTATTGGCATGTTGCAAAGTTACCCCCGCTTTATATCCAATGGCAATAGAATTATTTCCTTGTGCATATTTACCCGCCCCATTTCCGATGGCAATACTATTGATGCCTTGATAATCTAATCCCGCTTCATTACCAATCGCAACCGCCCCAATACTTTGGTCTCGATTTCCAGCTAATTGTCCAATGGCCACCGCATAAGTTCCTTGACTTATTTGTCCAGCTTGAGGACCAATGGATATTGCATTTGCTTGTTGGTTGTTTGAACCCGCCAATTGTCCAATGGCCACCGCATATGCACCTTGGTTATTGAATCCAGCTTGGTCTCCAATGGCAACCGCATTGGGTCCTTGATAACCCGTGCCAGCTTGTAGACCAATTGCCACCGCTGAATTTCCTTGATTACTTTGTCCAGCATAAGCGCCTAATGCAACCGCAGAACCGCCTTGAAAATATCTACCCGCATTAATACCCAAATGGACGGTGGCCGGTTCATTCACCCATTTTCCACTTGCCGAATCAGCATTCCAGTATAGATAAGAACCATACACAGACCCCTTTTCCGGTTCAACTAGCGACCCTCCACTTGGATTTTTGGAAGAAGAATTTAAAAGATATAATGGGCATCTACTTATTTCGGTTGGCATCTTATATTTTAAAAATAGAATAATTCAAAAACTATAATTTAAATCTTGGAGCAATATAAACAAATGGACAATCAATTTGACTTGAGCATTAAGCATTACAATATTAGAGAATTGGAGGATATATTCGAGTTACCACCAAGTTATGATGCCTCCATTGTGGAAATGAAAGAGACCAAGCTAAGACAAAATATTATGTCGGACCCATCCGTAGATACACAAATTAAAATGAAAACGGTGGCCTTCTTAACTGATGCAAAAAAGAAAATCATTACCACTTTGCAAACCAATACGGGCCCGGTTGGACCGAAACCCGTAGCAGAGAAAACGGGGGTCGTGCAAGGACCAGTTGAAGGGGCTGCCATTAAAGACCCCGAGACACCATTGGATGCTATGGGGGAACACAGTTTGATTCAACATAAAGTGGACCCCTATATTTTGTCTAATCCCAGCAAATATTTCAAAGGACAATACAATCCACTAAACAAAAGAATCATTAAGAAATCCTTAAATATAGATACTCGATTTAGAGAAAATTATTTCCAAACTTCTCCTTCCAATTTTCAAATCGATTTGCCAATGAGATTCAATAATGTGGTGTCGATGCAGTTGGCGGCAATGGAATTGCCTACGTCATTTTATAACATTGACCGTGCACTCGGCAACAATTTTTTCGCCTTGGTTGACCCAAGCAACAATATTACACAAATGATTGTCATACCAGATGGGAACTATACGTATGCCGATTTAATCAATGAAATCAATATATTGATCCAAGGAACTCCCGTTACTCGTTTCGATAAAAATAATATAGAAATTACCAATCCATTTAAAGATGTGGTTTTTACACTAGACATTAATTTAGAGAGTGGTAGTGGTCGTGTTATTGTTGGTCTAGCAAAATGCGATTCTTATACCATTCCAGATATAAATGCATGTAGATTTACTTTGAGTTTTCAGACAGATTATGAAGGAAAGCCCGACTCTGTAACTCCTTTGCCATTAAAATTTGGGTGGATGTTAGGATTTCGAAACGGTGTGTATACGAACAACATTTCTTATGTGTCGGAAGGATTGATTGATCTTTCTGCTCCTCGATATGTGTTTTTGTCAATTGACGACCATAACAATAGTGTGAGTGATGGATTCATATCGGTATATTCTTCCTCTGTATTGAATAAAAATATATTGGCCCGTATTTCCGTGCGTGGTAATGTGTTTAACTATATGGCACAAAACAATTTGTCTACGACGACTTACCCACGTGAGTATTTTGGTCCGGTGAATATTCAGCGAATGAATATCCAATTGTTAGATGAATATGGACGAATATTGAATTTGCATAATATGGATTTCAGTTTTTGTTTGAATTTTGATGTCATTTATGACTTTTAAGACAACCTTTAACAAAGGTTGTGCCAAATGCTATAAATTTTGGCAAATGGTTATTATGTCTCCTAAGGAGGGGTTTAAGGGGAACATCGTTCCCCTATTTTCTAAAGGTTGTATATATGACCAGTACAAACATTGCCAATCGAACATTTGAAATCTCCAATAAAGCAACTTCTTCGGGCGATTATTTAAAAAACAAAAAATCAAAGCTCATGTATTGCAGTCGTCAAGGAATATGTAACAATAAAAAAGTAACCAGTTACGAGCAAAGAAATATGATAGAGTCTGGCCGTTTGTTAGATGCTCCCAATAATCAATATACATATGATTTAAATTCAAATTTAGAAATGCAATTAGATTTTTCAGATACACATGTAGTTACCGATGTAGAAACCAAACTAAATACCGCCATTAATATTGGTAATACTCCTTTTTATCGATATTACAATATAGATAAAGATGGCACTTTATTTGGGAAAACCGTTTGTGCTGAAAATAATTATGTGAACTACCGAACTCCGATTCAAGCTCTACCTGAACAAAAGGTTTACTGGAATTAGCGACAATGCCATTATTACGATTCCCGCATAATATAATGTATTCGATGTAGCAGTTTCTTCGATTGTAACCACATTGGGTTCGAAAATATATGGTTCTAAAATAACTTGATTTGTTTCAATGTCGCAATATAATCCCCACATTTTGTATGTTTGTTTGTTTGTTAGTTGTTAGTTT